TCAGACAAATACACAGGCTTTCCGAGTAAGCGGCGCGGGAAGTCGGAAGAAAAGTCGTCTTGAATCAAATAGCGGTTCTGGCTGTCCTTCAACTTTCTAAGAGCTGTAAACGTAGCAGGTGCCATATACCATGCGGAAGCAGCCTGGTACACCGTCGGGATAGAATCCTGCACGTCAATCAATTCGTCTGCCACGATTGCGGTACTTGCTGCAGAATCTTTGTTTGTAGTTGTACTAAGTGCGCCGGTATTATAGCTTGCAGCACCGTTAAGCAGCTTATCTTCCAAAAACGCCGCAATGCTTTTACCCATTTCGTTCACGATAAAGTTCGTAATGTCAATATCGGAATTGTTGACAACGTCTTTTCCAATCAAAGCCAACGCTCCAATCAGATAACCAGTTAAGTCAACGGAAGTAAATTTGCCGGCATCAGCGGTAAGCTCGGTAAATTCAGAAACAAATGCAACACTAATGTTGTGCTGATTTCCGTCACCGTCTGTAGAATTGCCCCAAACTGGAATCTTCAAAGTACCCTTGCTGTGGAACATGGTGGAATTTGCATAAATAGGGCATAGTTCCTTTACTTTTTCGACGATCATTCCGGCAATGGTAACCGGGATAATCGCGCCATTGCTTCCCAGCGTGATATTCTGCGGGGTAGACGTTTTCTGTACCATTGCGCGTACATAATCGGAAAACGCTTTAATATCTGCGTCTTTCTGGCTAACTTTTGGGGCAGGCTCATCATGATGATCTTCGATATGCTCTGATTCCGCCTTATACAAGGCTTCGGCAATGGCATACTGCTTTTCAAGGTCTGCAATCTTGCCCATGCTGGCCTGTGCTTTATCGGTTGCACCGGCTTCAAGACTCTTTTTGGCTTCTTCTCTCTCTGCTTCGATAGCCGCTAAGATTTCTCTCATCTTTTTATTCATTTTTTAAGCTCCTTTTCATTTTCTAGTTTTTTGGTTTCGGCAAAAATAAAAGCATCGGTAACACTCAATCGTGCTTCCAATGCTTTTTTCTCGGTATTTTTGGTATCGTCGGTTTCCGGCGGTTCCACTTTTGGCTTTTCAACTCCAAAGTTTTTACAAGTTCCTGCTCTCGGCTGTGCCGGTACGGCAACAAAAGATAATTCATACGCTTCTTTAACGCCATCAATCAAAAACGTACATATTTTTTCGTTTCCGTCAGCATCTTTGTATTCACTTCCGGGATAATGCGGACAATAAGTTTTCATGTTGTCCGCTCCGCAAATTGAACAGATTACAGTTTCCGGGACACAGCATGTAGAAACTTCTTTTTTGATTCCTCCATTGATTTCAGAAATCAGATCACCGTTGCTTTGCGTTTTTACCATGTAACACTTTGCGACAAGCTGGTTTAAACCGTCCGAATTCTTAATCTCTGTGTCATATACCCTCGCAATCTGGTTTTCTGACTTTCTGTCATGATCGCTGATTACTGTTTTACCGGGGTATAATGCTTTAAGATTTTCCAAAGACTTATCGCTAAAAGGTTCAAAATTCCGATCGTCGTTCCCTGTGTCTGCGATAGCTGCCTTAAAAACAAATACGTCGTCAGACTTTAGGGGAGATAGGGTGTACTGGTTAATCTTTTTCATGTCCTCGTCGGTTATGTCCAGCGGTTCCAAGCTTGCAGATTTAACAATGACTCCTTTTCTTTCTTCGTCCATCTCGTTCCCTCCTTTCTCAAGAATTTGTGCTATTATAAGCGGCTCCAACTTGTGTACTAGGTACCATTGTTCCGTTTACAATCAGTTGATCTCCGCCCGGGAGAGCTTCTTTGTCAAGATAGTATCTCGCTTCGTTTTGGGTGTATAAACCACCCTCAACGGCTGTCTTTAACGCTTCTATTTGTGTTTTTTGATCTGCCCGCAAGATAACGGCCGTGTTGAATTTAAAATAATATCCGTTGGCGACTTCGTCAGCGGATAAAAGTTTGTATGTAAGCTCTTCCTCATATTGCTTTAAGATGTAAAGTAGGGTATCAACATAAAAAGCAAGCTGCTGCTGCTCTGCAGCGGAATAGCTGGCTTTATCATAGTCGTTGATCTGGTTTGGCTTGATTCCAAATGCCGCCGCGATCTGCAAGGCGCTGTATTTCTTAAGTCCAAGGAATTCATTGTCTGCAAATTTTGTTGAAAACGGTGTTAATTGCGTGCCATAAGCGACCGGAATAACGTCTCTAAGATCGTCGTTTCCGTCAAGATATTCTTGTATTCTCTTGCCGTAAGCAATTTCGTTTTCTTTACTGGCTGTTCCGGTGTACTGGATAACCGCTTTACCTGTAAATCCGCTTTTATATGCTTTGTTTAGCATACTTTGAGCTGTTATGTTGCCCTCTAAGGTGTCAGACAAAATATCTCGTACAGGCTTCCCAACAATTCCGTTAAAGCTTGAAGATGTGCGAAAATGCAGCATGCTGTCATACGGAATCCTGTATTGGTTTCCGTTATAGGTGTAAACGTACCAAATTGCGTTTTGAACGCCCCAAATTCCCCCATTATCGACCCATACAGTGACCGAATTCGAAGGCAATACCCATAAAGTCGTTTTAGAACCGGCTCCCCTTATCCAAACATAGGCATTCCCATAGTGATTACGATTAAGTTCTACCGTCGACCAAAAGTGCGTTGCCGTCATATATGGGTTTGGGCGAGTTCCAACGATAGGGTAAAGGGGGTGTCTAGTCGCTTTTAGCACACCTTTTGTTTCCGTTTGCTGCAAAAGTTTTAAAGGCAATTTTCCGAGGGCTTCACCCAAGATTTTTAAGCATGCAAAATATGTACATTCAGATAGTTTTGATTGATCTACTTTGCCGATATTTAAAAAATCAATAAGCCCTTGTTCTGTTTCAGTTGTCTTTTCAACTTCTCTCTTCCAAAATTTCTTCAACTTTTCCCCTCCGTCCATTTTAAAAAGTCACTAATGCTGCTATTGCAGTCAACGCTCGTGTCAGATTTTCTCAATGCCATTACATGAGCGTCGATTGTAGCGTCGACAACATCAATTCGGCTTGATCTATGCTCTTTGTCAACCTTTTTTTCTTTAAAGCTGTTAGAGACAACGCTTGCATTAAAAAAGCACCAAGTTAATATGTCATTTTCTGGATTATGCAGAATTTCATGTGCATCTACCGAGTTCTTGAAGTCCTCCGTAGCATCATTTAGGCTCCTTGCACTTTGCGTAATTGACACTAGGTCACACCCGAATTCGTCTAAATCCTGCAAAAAAGCGTCTGCATTGTGCGGGTCATACGCAATCAAATCAATTTTGATGTCGTATTCCGCTTGCAGACGCTTATAATATGCAATTATGTATTTGTAATCTGTTTTGTACCCTCCAAGGGTTTCTGTAAGGTCTAATTGCCCCGTTTGGTTCCATATTCTGTAAGGTGCTTTATCTGTTTTTTCATGTTCCAACAATCTGGAGGACGGCATAAAAGCATGTCCATTGATAAAATATTTATTGTTTTCAAGCTCAAATTCCAATGCTCCAGCGGTAAGATCTCCACCGGAAGAGAGGTCAAGTCCCAGTATGCAGTGCCGACCTCTCATATCTTCCAAAGTGAGATCAGTTTCACACTGATTCCAATGGGATTTATTGATATATGCGTTTGCAGTTGCTGCTACCCAAACATTCAAGTCTTTGGTTTCAAAGTCCAATAAATCTTCTCCGCCTTTTTCTCGCGCCTGTCTTGCATCACCGCGCAAACTAATCAAAGTTTCTGGTGTCCATAGTGGGTGAGCTTTCGGCCAAACATTTTCATCATAGATTTTGTCACCGATAAGGTCTTCCGGGTTAGGCTCTGCAATAAAAACAAAATGGGAATCATCTGACAGCCCATTCAAAATACCGATTGCATAATCGTATTCTTTTTTGCACGGACCATTGATATTAAATCCTGCCGTTGTAATGATGCTGACTAAGCACGACTTCATTTTTTTATCGCCGTCAGTCAGTAGCTTGTACATCTGGTTTGTTTTGTGCATATGGTATTCATCAACGGAACCGAAGAACGGTCTGAACCCGTCGATGCTGTCAGTGTCTCTTCCAAGTGCTTTGATTACGCCGGAAGTGAGATTACACTTGATTTCTCCTTTGTAATCCTGTATTGTAAAAAGTCCAGGCTTTGTTTTTGTTCCGCACAATTCTCGATCAGCCTTTATAAACTTTTCACATTCCTTTGTAACAATTTTGGCTTGCAGTTCCTTTGTTGCTGTACAATAAACTTGCGGATATTTATAGCCGGAAAAGTTTCCATAATAAAGCGCCGGAATAGAATTCATCACTGATTTTCCATTCTGGCGTCCAATCTGAATATACGAAGTTCTAAATCTTCGGTTTGTAGTATCTTTTATTACCCAACCGTTCCAGTTTTCAAAAACAAACGCTTGAAAGTCCCACGCTACAAACGGTTTAGGCTCCTCGCCTTCGTCAAGCGTTAAATTCTCCGCAAAGTTCAAAATATGGTTTGCTTTCTTTTCGTCAAAAACAAAAGGAAATTTTTCTGTGCCTTGCCGTTCCAAGTCTTTTAGAAATCGTTGTGCTGCCAAGATTTCAGAATTTCCAACCGGACGTGATATAGTTCTTTTTACGACCGATTCAGCATATTTTATAGCGCGATCTTTCACCCGGCATCAGTCCTATAATTATTCCATTTGCTTTCCTGCTTTTTCTCTTCTTGCTTTTTAGGTATGCTCTTTACTTTAGATAGCGGATTCAAGAAGAGTCTGTCCTCCATTTTTATCAGAATGTCCATCTTCTTATTTATTGCGGACTCAATGGAAAGCAAAGCATTAATAGAGATCATATCTCGTAGTTGCTTTTTCACCTTATAACTGAAACAACGCTTTTCTTCGTTGTCATCTTCGTATTCATTTTCAAGTTCAGAATCCAAATCTTTCATATCACAATGAATTTCTTTTATTCTTTGATAAGAACAAATCAAATCTTGATACTCGCTGAATGATTTACAATATCTTGCCAATAAGCCGGAATCTCCCGAACTAACGAAATCAAAATCGTTATACAGTCGAG